AATATATTCACCCTCTTCTGAGGGTTTATCTGCTTTTCCTTTTTCTCCTCGTTTTCTTTTTGCATTCAGGTAAATGTATGTGCTTCCAGGCCTCAGCCTTTCTCTTTTTCTCCCTGGATTTATATCTGGACTTTCTTCTTTTCTTCCTGGCCATCTATGCTCTCCCCAGGATCCTGAGAATCCTGTCATCATAGTGTTTTTTGACCATCTCATTGAGTGCGTTATTCGTGATGTTTACGAATTCCCGATGCGGCTGCTTACCGCTCCCTGTGGTGTGGATCTGAGCTACCATATCGGTTCTGGCCTTTCCCTTCTTCCTGCTATATTTAGCCGGCTTTATGAAGACTCTTCCATGCCTGGGATTTATGACCTTGGTTGTCAGACTCTCCAGCATAAGCCCGGAATCCCTAAGATCTACCCGGGTCTTTTTCTTCCTCTTCGCGTAAGCTTCCGAATAGGGATCGAACCTCCGACCTCTGTAGTCCTTGCCGGCTGCGGTCCGTTCCTCGATCCTCTTCTTCACGTCTTCGATGACTCCTTCCATCGGCTCTTTTGATTTAAGAAGGCTCTCTATTCTCCGGAAAGTCCGGACGGATTCTTTAATGCCGGTTATTTTTATGCTCATTTCTTCTTCTTTCTCTCTTCTTTCTCTTTTTCCTTTTTCTTGGCTGCCTCTTCATAAGGATTCTCATCGATCGCTGCATAAGACCCTTTACCGTCCAATGTGTAGCTTCCGTCTTTGTTCCATCCCATTTTTAGCCTCCCCTGGCCAATTTTCTGGTATAAATAAGATCGAATATCTTGCTTACCGCATTCATGATGCTGTGAGTCTCTTCCTGCTTTATGATTTTGAATGCTTCACTTTTGCTCATTCCTGACTTCACTCTTTCGATGTATTTTTCTACATAAATTTCCCAGGTCGAAAATTGCTGAGTCATCCATTCTGCTGAGATAGTATCAGGGTCCGGCCAAGCTACTCTCGGTGATAACTCGTAAATAAAATCATCGGATACAACGATGGCTTTCTTGACTTTCAGATCCGCAAAGAAATTCAAATCTCCCTCCGAGAAAGATGATCCGGAAGGATGATTATGGATAAAGACCTCAGCGTTTCTCATTTTCTCAATCTCATGAGGATGATAACGGACTGAATGTCTATCGCCGCTCTTTGACATAACGATCCTGCCGTCTTTGTTGAGGATTTTCGAATGTTCATATCCGTCTCTATGAAAAGCATCCATGATGATTTTTTTGAATTTTTTAATGCTCCCAGACAATCCTCCAGGAGGTTTTTTTCCTTTTAATAAGTCGTCCAGATAACCAGCGACTTCTTCTAAGGGCATGTCATAGATTTTCTTCGGCAGTTTACCGAGCGTTAAGTTGTACTCGTCCATGAGTTCTTTAAGCAGCTCCTCATTCGGATGGATTTCTACGATAGATCTGATATCCGTGTCCGGATCGCCTCTGAGCGTGACCTTCTTCCCGATCTCCGGAATATCCGGCAGCATTTCCGGGGGAACCAGGATGCAGTGGCAATAATGGCCTTTCAGGTTGCAGTAGCGCCTTTTACTGTCCGTGTCTCCCCATCTCGATTGCTGCCACTGCTGCAGAGTCATAGGAGGCTGTCTGGCCGCATCCTTGCATACCGGACAGGGCCGTGTGCTGAGGATGATGTTAAGCAAAAGGCTCACAATCCCTCCCTATAGGCCACAATGTGGATCCTGTTCACGAGGCTGGCCACTTCCTTCTTGATAGTTTTATTCAAGGCCTCCCTCTCCATGTTCCAGGTCGAAGCCGGATTTTCCTTCAGGTCCCTGAGCTCTTTCATGCCGGCCCCGGCCAGTTTTTCATCGGCCATGAAGATCTTCATCCTCTCCACGTATTGGTTCAGATGCATCTTTATTTTCGCCCGGAAAAGCTGAATATGGATCTTAGCCTTCATTCCTGAATGACCTCTTTGTGAAGTTCCTTTCCTATTTTGGCCGCCTTGATCAGTTCCGGAGAGATATCATCAAGCAGTGTCTCTGTGTAATCATCGATGAAGGCTTTATTCTTCTTGTCCAGGAGCTTTCTCTCGTCCATGGATAGGAGGAACCTCATGCCGGCTTTCTCGGCAGCTTTGTTCTCGAGAATCTGTACTTCTCTTACGTGCTGCCTGAGGGATCTCATTCTTCTTCCTCCTCCTCTTCAGGCTCCTCTTTTGACTTCCAGCTGCCGAGGATGTAATCCAGGGCTTCCTCGAGCTGCGGGTATTTCTCTCTCATCTTCTGGAGCTTGTCCAGGTTCTTCATGAGCTCCTTCTCGGCCTCCTTCTCGTCCTTTATGTCCGGATTGAAATACTGAAAGAACTGTCCGGGTGATATGATTCCCGATCTGAGTTTCTTCGTCTGGATCCTTATCTCGTCTTCCGGATCTTCCGGGAACTCTATCTCCCCGAAATCTATCGAGAATTCGGCCTTGTCCGGGATCTTCTTAAACAGGCCTGGCCATGTGTTGTTTACGATCCTGGTGGTATTGAAAAGCTCTTCCTCATACTGCCGGAAAAGAGGGAGCTGGTCCTCTCGGTATTCCAGCAGCGCGCGGTTGCGGATCTTGAGGGCCCTTCCGGACATCTCCGAGATGGCCAGGGACCACTGATCAGCGGATATCCCGTAATTGTTGATCACAGAGTTTATCTGGAAGACCAGGGCGTCCTTGAGCTGGTTCAAATGCGCCTGGAGATCGAGTGTCCCGACACTGGCATTCTCGCCTTTTACCTGTAAGACTGTCAGAGTATCGAGGAGCTGCTTGGAAGGGACTTCTACTTTATCGCCGGCAGCATAGATCTGTTTGAACGAAGCCGTCTTGAAGAAATAGTCGAACTGAGTCATCTTGACGCCGGTCATGACGGCCGCATTGTAAAGGTCGCGTCCGGAATCCTGGTCCCAGAAACTGTCATCCGGCTCTTCCCGGTGAAAGACCACAAACGGCATGATTAAATTGGCGCGACTATCCCTGTATGGACAAGGATTCTCTACGGCATCATAAATGACCTCCATGATCCTGAAATCCTTGTCAAAGATGTAATAGTCCCCTTCAATATCCCAAAAATGATACTCAATCCCGTCATCCCCGGCCGTGTTTTTCCTCGTGATCATGTAGACGATCGCATCGGCCTTGGTCGGATCGAGCTCATTCTGCAGAACCATGCAGTTATTCGGGGTTATGATATCGTAGACTATGGCGCCATACCGGACCCCGACTTTGACGATCGTCTCATTGAGAAGGTTTGTGTACCGATTGACCTTCTTCATCTTCGTGTTCAGTTTCGTCTGCCTCACTATTTCAGCGTATCGTTCGCTTTCATCTCTCAGAGGTCTCTGGGGAGCGACCTTGTAGATTGTTGAGATCTCCTTTACGACCCGCTTAAGGATGTTCTGGGACTGATTGACGTGATAATAGAGCCTTTCGTAATTGGATGGATGGAATAGCTTCGACATCATGTCCCGGATGATTTCTTCGTAATCGTCCATGTAGAGATCGAGCTTCTCCTGAGCCTCATCCATCCTCTCCATTTCAGCGTCCCATTTCCTGGCCAAGAAATTCTGTCTTATGACTTCTCTGTTGTTTAACGGCATTTTATAAGGCCTTTATTACGGATTCTTTAACCGGAAAACGGTTCACCGCATAGTATTCGAAAGCCTTCATCAGGTGAGTGAATTCGTTTTCCTCGTAGCTGTCGCTTATGATATTGCCCTGATCGTCTGTCGGGTGTTTGTAGCTCGAGATGCATTCCAGGAACCGCGTACATTTCTCATCGACCCGGACATAGGGCATGATCCTCTGGCCGGCGAGAATCGTGTCGATCTTTCGCTGGCCGTATTTCACGTCGATATGGATTTCTTCTTCTGCCAGCCAGGATATCCAGCTCTTGAGGTTGAGCTCGGTCTGTTTTCCTGCAGGATCCCCGTAATCATTCGCGTCCTTAAGGACCAAGTTCCCTTTTTCATCCCGGATCTTGTAGGGCTTCTCTTTGACTTTTTTTGCGTAATAGGGAGGAGTATGGCCGCTCTCTTCGAGCTCATCTATTATTCTGATCTCCGGATAAGGCCATCCGGGGACCGGCCTCTCCTGGATCCACAGAATCCCGACCGGTGCCCCGACTCCGAAGTCCCAGCCCCGGTTCATGGGAAGGCTCGGATCGTATGGATAGGATCCCACCTGTTTGTCGAAATCGAACATGTGATAGATCTGGCCGTGGACTGACTTCTCGTAGGAGATATCGAGTTCCCTGGCGATCTGGTCCTCGGTCATGTTGGCTTTTTGAGTGTTGTACCAGGCCAGGTCTCTCTCAGGATGTCTCCTCCAGTGAAGGGTCCTTTTATTGAACGTGGATCCTTTGTCAAATTTGATCCTGGCAAAGACGTTGCCTCGGCCGTAGGGAGTCGAGTTCATGTAAAGACCGCTCTTGCAGGCCTGCTGTAGCGAGCTGAAAACGCTCTCCGATTTCGGGATGAGGGCCGCCTCGTCCATGAGGGCCCTGTGCCAGGTCCCGGACCGGCCGGCATTGGGATTCGAGCTCTCGCCTATAATGAAGGAACCATTGGCATGGTTTGTGATTCGGAGAAAAGAAAACTCGAGAGGCGCCTTCAGAAAATCAGGAAGACGTTCCCACATGAAGCGGATCCTCCCCATGAGAGAATTCGGAGTAGAGTGGGATCCTCCGTCATCGACCAGGAATTCCTTTCTCGAGGTTATGAAATCGGCAATATTGTCTACGAAGGTTATGTCCCAGAGGAAGAGCGCCATGAAAGCCCAGGAGACGATCATCTGCCGGGATTTCTCGAGATGCTCATTGTGAGGATCCTTGTTCTCTTCCAGGAAATCGACAAGATAGGGATATTCCGGAAAGAGTTTGACCTCGTTCGTTTCGACATCGATCGTATAACAGTATTTCGTGGCGAAATAAGCCGGCGATTCAAGACAGGCAGCCACTTCCGGGATATATTTTTCAATCCCTAGATCCTGTGAAGCTTCAGCTCTCATTTTTCTTTCTCACCTTCTCTAGCCCTTTCTTGACAAGCTTTATCAATTCCGGAGCTGAGACATTGAGAGGAATGCCTTTAGGGAACTCAAGCTTTTCATTGAACATGCTCAGATGCTTTCCGATGAGCTCGAGGGGTTTTACTTTGTCATGGAGTTTCAAACCCATCGAATGGCTTTGGGCTCCGCTGACCTCTTTCATACTCTTAATGGCCCGGGTCTTCTCTTCTTCTATCTTCTTGAAAGGATAGAACTCTAAGCCTCCATCGTTGTCGATCTGGCCATAGTTTTTGAAGTCGGAGAAGGCCAGGATTGCGAGCTCCCGCAGGACCATATCCTGGGTGATCTTCGTCCGCTCGGACCGGTCATTCATAAGCTGTTGAATTCTTTTCTGAATGTTAGGATTTGTTAGCAACTTACTGGCTGTAACTCTCGCTGATCGTTTTGCGAATCCAGAGTCTCTTGCTGCTCGTGCTCCATTGAAATCAATGATAAATTCCTGGCAGAATCTTTCATGTCGAGCAGGGAGTTTTATTCTTTTCATGGCTTGTCGATTATCGCGACCAATCTCTCGAGCCTTACTACTTCCTCGTGGTCCTCCGCTTCTTTTTGTTTGGCTTCTGCGTACTTTTCCAAGAGATACTGCAGCAACTTTCTTCTTTCTTTTTGGTCCAGGACCAGCTTTCTTTTTTCCATCCATCAAAAAATCAATCCTTTTAAAATTAAGGCCAACGCGATGACCTTGGGATTCGCCAGAAGCAACAAGCCTGTGAGGATGATCAACATGATCATCACCTTTTTCATCTTCTTGAATTCCCTCCGGATACTTCTATGCTCCTTGCGGTTTTCCTCATAATCGTTTGTGGCCATTGTGAAGACCATCGTGGCCAGAGAGTCGACTTTTTTATCCACTTCCGGTTCTCTTTTAATCTGCTCGATGAACTCTTTGTATCTGGCTTCAGAATTACTCATTTTTCTCTCACGGATTCTTTACCGGCACGAGCTCACCGGTTGCCGGATAGTACACAAACGAAGGACCCTCGAATCCCATCCTTTTCAAAAGATGATGGGCCCTGTGATTTCCGGGAGTCGGCGGCTGCGATGTGAGATGGTTATGGACAGTAAACACAATGTCTTTCACCGTCTTACCTCTCTTCCTCAACAGAAAGTCCAGCTCGCACGGGTCCAGATCTATCCGGTCTCTATCCCGGGTTGTAAATGTCAGAACTTCGCCTTTTTTCATAACGAGGACAAGAGTCTCGAATGGCTCTGTGAAAAATTCTTCAAAGGCATCCTTAAAAAAATTGCTTTTGTACTCTTTGGTCCATACCGTCCTGCTTTCTGTTCCGGCGGCCGGATTGAGAAGAGCCACGAAGAGAAAAAATATGGCGATTGCTATGAGCATGATGACGGTGAGCCAGAATTCTCTGTTTTTGTCTTTCATTCACATTCCGTATTGTCAGAGGTTCTGAAGGATCTATGCTTCTGCCAGATCCTCTTTCCAAAATAGCTGATCGTCATGGTTACGATAGCTCCAATCACGATTTCGCAAGGATAAGCCTCGATCAGGACCTTTATGAATCCAACGAGAATTGAAGAAGAGACTCCCAAAAGAAGGGCTTGCCAGGAATGGATCGTTCTATTATTCTTCACTTCACCATCTCGCACCTCTTCTCAGCTTCTCGCTATACCTTGGGTCAATAGCGAATCCCCGGTCCACATGGATGTGGGTTGAATAGCTTCTCCCGATCCTCAAATCCGGCTCGGTCTCCAGGATGATCCGCCGCAGCTTTGACAACTCCTCTTGGAACTGCGCCGGTGTGAAGTTCTTCTTCAACGGCGACATATCGAGCGCGATTCCGAA